GTTGTCGACGAGCCATTTGGCGGTTTTGGTGTAGGTGAAGATGCAGTTGTCTGGGACGAGTGCGTCTGGGTCTTCCATTGGTGCGGGGAAGGTGTCGAGCGGGTTGCGTACTGACCAGGTTGGTTGCAGTTTCTTGAAGTCTGGTTGGAGGAAGACTGGTGCGCTGGAGTATGCGAGGAAGTGGCGTGCGCGGCGACGCTGCTTGATGTTTAGTTTGTTGTGGTCCCAGTAGGAGAGGACAATCTTTTTGCGGAGTCGTGCGAGTTCTTGTGAGTCGTTGTTGCCTGGTTTGATTGGTGGGAAGTATGGGGTTGGCATCACTGAGGAGATGCGCATGGAGGTTTGGTCTAACCCTTGGACGAGGAGGTTAGCGACGTTGGTGCGGGCGTTGCGGTCTAGTTCGGAGAGCGGGATGATGGTGTCGCCGTTTGCGAGGTCGCGTACTTCTCGCATTTTGCGCAGCACGGGTCCTTGTGCTTCTTGTCTCGCGTTATACAGGGAGACGATTTCTTCTACTGGCAGCACTTGACGCGAATCTCCTAGTTTAGTTGTTTTGGTTTATTGTAAGGATAGCAACTATTGGAGTAGCCATGATGGTCGCCATTGGCGTGGGGGGAGTTTGATGCCGCCGATGTTGGGGAAGTGGAGTTCTGCGAACCAGTTTGCCATGACGAGGTCGGTGCCGTTCTTTTTGTCTGGGGTCCATTTGGTGAGTTCGTCGACGAGTGCGAGTGTTTTCCAGTTGCCGCGCATGGATGGGAGGCGTACTGCGCCTGTGCGGTAGAGGGGTGGGAGGAGTGCTTCGATTCCGAGTTTTTGGTCGAATTTGTTGCGGTGTGTGGTGTGGGGGATGATGTTGACCATTTGGCGTGTTTGCCATTTGCGGACGAAATCATGCGCTAAAAGGAATCTTTGGGCGGCGTTGATTTCTACGATGATGTGGGAGACGGGGTAGCCGTATTGGAAGGCTCGGTTGGTCCAGTCTTCGAGGACGCCTGAGTATTCGCGGGTGGTGGTGTCGTAGCCGAGGAGTTGTTCGGCGGTGAGTTCGACTCGCATGAGGTCGATGAGGTAGCGGAGGTTGGTTTCTGGTTGGTAGAGCCACCATTGGATGCCCCAGAATTGGCTTGGGGAGGGGTCGACGGTGATGACGGAGATGATGGGTGGGGTAAGTCCTTCGGGGATTTGCCCTGGGAGGCGGTCGTTGTCAATGCATCCTTGGTATTGGACGCCATCTTTGCCGAGACCACCTGTTATCCAGGTGCGGTCGATAAGCATGGTGTCTGATTCGTCGTCCTCTTGCTGATATACCACCTTGAATGTGCGTGGGTTGGAATATCGGATGTAGGAAAGGTCTTTCCAGGACAACCGTTTTGGGTCTAAAAGTGGTCCGTTGGGGTATGGTTCGGCGTCAAAACGGCGGCTTTGGATGCCTGTGTCAAGTTCTTGGTAGTACGCCTTGTAGACGATGTGCTTATATTTTTGTGTTTTGAGTGGTTCGATGGCTTCTAAGCCTTCGGGGGTGGTGATGTCGGTGCCGTCGTAGGTTTCTTCGTCGGTTTCATACGAGATTTTGGAGAGGCAGTGGGCGTAGAGGTCGTTGCTGGACAGTCTTTGTCCGACTACGGCGAGCAAGCCTGAGGGGTCGACGCGGGCTTCGGCTACTTGGTCCCATCTTTCGATGAGTTTGTCACGGGTTGAGCCTGGTCGTGCGTTGTCTACGGAGGCGACGTCGTCGAAGAGGCATAGGTCGGCGCGATGTCCGATGTATTCGGAGTCGATTCCGTATGCGCGGACGGTTGGTTCTTTGTTGTCGAGACCGTTTCCGTCGAGTTGTTCTACGACGAATTCTTCTGCACGCCAGAGTGCGCCTTTGTCGGATGGTTTGAAGCGACCGTAGTCGATGGAGAGGCATCCTTCGGCGTTGATGGCGAGTCCTTTGCGGACGAGTTCGGGGTCTGGGTGGATTGGCGCTGGTCGTTCTAGGGTTTCGCGGATGCGGCGTGAGTATTGTTTTGCCATTGCTTGTGAGATGGAGCCAATCATGACGCGGATGGAGCGGTTGCGGACGATTGCCCATACTGCGACGTCGTGGAATAGGGTGGATTTTCCTGCTCCTGGTGGGACGTTGAGTACGACGAATTCTTTTTCTGGGTTTTCGAGGAGTTCGACGAGTTGGACGGCTGCTTCTACTTGCCAGGGTGAGGGGACTCGTCCGAGGTAGTAGCGTCGGAAGAAGTCGAAGTCGGTGAGTCCGCGTTGTGCTTCTGGTTTGAGGCGGCTGTGGGGGATTGCTGGGGGGAGGTTGACGGCGTCGTCTAGGTCTTGTTCGTATTTGTCGTATTGGACGCCTCCTCCGCGTGAGCGTACGCGGGAGGCTTCGAGGACGGCTGCGTCAAGTTTGGCTTTGGCTTCTTTGGATTTGGCTAGCCAGTTGGAGCCTGTGTTGATGTGGATGCCTGCGATGCGTGAGGCTTCGGTGATGGTTGAGCCTGCTGCGATTGCGGCGAAGAACCGTGCTTTGTCCTCTGGTGGGACCCTTCTTTTTGTACCCATCGGTTACTTTCGACGGAACTTAGGGACCATCTTCTTCGAGTCCTTTTTGATTGCAGCCTGAATTTGCGCGGACAAAGGACTGAAATCCTGTGTCGTTTCCATAGCATCATCAAACTTGTTATACGCGGTTTTCGTATAGTCGGCAACCTTGAATTCTTTGACCACCTTCATCGGCTTGCTTGAAAGTTTTTCGTTGCTCAACGTGGATTTTGCGAACAGGTCGCTTCCAGCAATGTTTTTTGATTCGGTTAGTTCGTGAGAGATAACGTTTTTTGCTTTGCCCTTTACAACGTATACGGAGCCTTTTCCTGATACTTCAAACTTTTGTGCGTAGTCGGTGGCTTGGAGGACGTTCTCGGTCTTGGGTTCGAGAGAGAATACGGCTGGTTTGTTGACGTTTGAGGTTCCGATGTTGGTGGAACCTTTGAGGAATTGCTGGGTGTTTTGTCCGAGAGCAGGAGTGATTTTTTTGAGTCCTTCGGTTGGTGAACCGTGGATACCGTAATAGGTTGGTGATTTCAGGTTTTGGATTGCGGACACGCCCTTGTTGACAGTGTTCGTAACGCCACGCAGGGTGTTCGGGTTGGTGAGCGCGGCAACCCCTAGTTGCAGCCCCATCTCTTGGACCTTGCGTTTGACGGGCATGTCGCGGTTTGCTTTGTTTTGCATGACCTGTTCGGAGTATGTGCCCATCTTCTGTTGGACGGTGTTGACTGGTGCGCCGCGTTCGGCTGCTCGACCAATCTTGCCGAGTTCCTGTCCGTACAGTTTTTCTTTCTTGGATGCAGGCTTGACTGATTCTTTGTAGTCAGCAAGTGACCCCATGTAATCGGGGGTGCGTGGTCTGCGTGGAGCCATGTTTAGCGCTTGTTCTTGTTTTTCTGCTTTTGTGTTGAGACAGTTGAGCCAGCCTTTGCTGATGCTACTGCTGCGCCTGCGACCTTACCTGCGGTGACTTTTCCTTGCATGGATGAGGCGACGGTTGCTGCCGCTTTTTCTGCTTCCTTGGTGACTACTACGCGGGTTGATGCGGCTGCACGGACAGGGTTTTTTGCGGTGGAGAAAGTTTTGATTCCTGTCATTGGGAGTGCGACACCTGATTTGGTGGTGATAGTTCCTGCGCCTTTGGTGGCTGCGACTACGCGACTGGTTTTGATTGCGTCGGCTGCGGCTGCTGCTGCACGAATGTTAGAGGTTGCTTCGACTGCTTTGAAGGCGTTGAGTGCTTTGGCGGTTTGTGCTGCTTTGGCTGCTGGTCCTGCTGCGTATGCGGCTACGGTGAGTCCAAGGGCGGCAGCGTTTTTGATGCTGGGGTCTTTGGCGAATCGTACTACGTCGCCTGCTCCTGAAACTTCGTATGCAACCTTCCCTGCGATTTCTACAGCGTCTTTGAAATCTGCGAGACTGCCGTTCCAGTCAATTCCTTTTGGTTTCTTTGCAGGCATGTTGTAAGAGTAGCAGAGGTGTGGTACAGTCACAGTCAACTTCATCAAGTCCCTCATGTCGGGAGACACAGGGCGCTCATGGTCGTTCCACGGTTGCATGTGGCGGGGCGTAAACAGGGAAACCTGGGTAGACCTCTCATCTTTGAGTGAGGGGAGCAGCGTGATGAACGTCTTATCATCGAACAAAGGTGTCGGCTAAAATTTTGCCACGGCGACCTTCCGCGGGGGCGGGAACTGTGGGGGAGGCGCTTATCGGGTGTGTCGCGTTGCTGCGCTCCCGCCCTCACATTCGTTCGGTTGGGCTGCCGCGCAAACTTCGTTTGCTTGCCCGCAAAGAAGAAGGAGTTGGGAGCCTGACGGGTCCATGTCGCTGCAACATTTTTTGTTACCGCCACACTGAAGCGTATAACAAACCAGACCCCTGCCCACCTCCCTGCATGTATACAAGTCGCATACAAGTTGCTCGAAAACACACGCCGCAGAAACACCAAAAAGAGTGAAAACCGCTAGAACGAATAACCCCTATCCCCCCACCCCCGTATGCCTCGGCAGACCCCCCGTTCACTAATTGACCAATCAGTTAGATACCCCACCCCGCTAACAACAGCAAGCAGACAAGTAGTAGACAAGTGTAAGGGTCGCCTAACTGATGTTAGGGTTACCTAACAAAATGTCGAGGGTTGGGGCGAACGTGTGTTTGTGGCGAACAGGTGTTCGTAGGTGTCGGGGTGGTAGGCGAACGTGTGTTCGGTGAAAATTGTCATACGATTGTAACGTGTTTTGACTTGCTTTCTGTCTCCCTATCTGCTACAGTGGTATTTGTAAGGGAAAAGGGGCGCAAGCCCCCTGAACGAAAGGGGCGAACGAATGTTCGCAGTAGATAGGCAGACAGTGGCGATGGCGGAAAGCCTCGCCGAAAGATTCCGCGCTCTCGCGGGCGACGACAGAACCCATGAGGCTAACGCCACTTGGCTACTGTCGATGGCAGAACTGCTGGACCAAGTCAAGTAGCAAGGGTTCCCCGTACGCCTTGGGCGTGGCATTCGATTGCGATACGGGACGCAAGGCAAGACACAACAACACTAAGGAGGGCAAGACATGACCAGAAAGCACTACCAAGCCATAGCCAATATCATCCGCGAATTAGGCGGGCAGAAAGATATCGGCGTCGATGGACAGTCCGCATTGTTCGCCATGACCCGCAAACTTGCGGACATGATGGAGGAGGAGAGCCCACGATTCGACCGCGCCCGATTCGTGGAGGCTTGCGGATTCGGAATGTAATCCCCCGCCTCGCGCCTTGGGCGTGCCGATTCGATTCGGACGAGGCACTAGCAAGGTGATAGCCTTGTGATACAGTAAGACATACCAACAACAACAGCAAGGGGAAAAAATGAAAGTAGCGTACACAATTCACCGACAAGGGACGCCCGTTCTAGCGTTCCCGAATCATCCCAACTATTGGGTGTCCGAATGGTGGAATAACGAGAACGGATGGGGACACAAGTCCACCGCCGATATCTTCACCGCCGACGAAAAGGCGACCCTGAATCTGCCGACAGATGGCGAATGGGTAGAAATTTATCTAAACGAGGAGGGCAAATAATGTCCTACTACATCGCCAATATCGACGAGGACGTCGTAATCTGCGACGATTGCGGAGATTCACGATGGCAGAATGACCCCAAGTACGGCACGAACGTAGACCAAAGACTACGGGAGGCTGGCGAGACAGGCTACCGCTGGTCATGGACACCACGCTGGTCAAGTGACGGCGCAAAGTGCGCGGATTGCGGAGGTCACGCCAAATAACCCCAATACCCCTAGCCCGTATCGACGGCGCAGGTTCACGACCTACCAGGGGACGACGGACACAAGTCCGCAACAACAACAAGGAGGGCAAGTAATGGAGATAGTACGCAACGGCGATACCTATGTCGCCATCATGAACGAGGACGAGGCGCGAGATATGCGTCGCGCGTTCGGTAATGAGTTAGACAAAGCCGAGGGCGCGTTCTGGGAGGCAAGCCACAAATTCGGGGCGGACAGTGTCGAAGCGGAAGCCACGAGACAGCGATACCTTAGGGCAGAGCGCAACTACGTCACGGTGTCGCACCTCATCAAACTGGCAGGCACAAAATGAACCCCGACAAGTGCCACCTATGCGGAACGGTAGACCCTGAGGACGACATCCAAGAGGGGCTATGCGCGGAATGTTTCGAGGACATGCCAGTTGGGGAATGGGTCAGCGCAACCCACTAACCCCGAACCCCTAGCCCACCGTAGGGTGGCACAAGCGTCGAGGCTTGACTAGGGACGATACGCACGCTAGTGTGTATTACAGTTAGACATATCACCTACAAGGAGGGCAAGTAATGGCAATACGCAGAGCAGGGAAACGATGGAGAGAAGGAGCACCCGACAATGTCGTGGACTGCTTCCACCATCCAAAGTTCGTAGACGCTTACACAATTTTTGTCAAGTTCGACGACGAGCGCGTGGGCTACCTAGGAACAAACGCGAGCCTTTCATTTAGTGGCTGGTCAGATATGAGCAACTATGACGCAAGCCGATACCGATACGAGAACGGTCACTACAGAATCAAATGGCTAGATGTTCCCGAAAAGGTGCGCGAGGCAGTAATTCACGACACAATTACAACGGAGGGCAAGTAATGGAAACACAAGAGCAAGAGCAGACCTACACCTACGAGGAGTACCTAATCGAACACTTCTACGGTGAAGGCGACCCTATGGAGGCGTTCGGGGTGTACCTCGACAACTTCCACAAGAAGGACGCACAACTCACCGCCGACGAATGGGCGCACCACTTCTCAGACTTCGAGGAGGCATACATCGGGGAAATGACGGTCAAAGAATATGCCGAACAACTAGCCGACGACAACTACCCCGAAGCGGTCAAGTGTAAGTACTTCGACTACGACGCCTACGCCAACGACCTAGAGCGCGGAGGCGAGGTATGGGAAACCGACGGACACCTATTCCGCAGTTACTAACAACAACACAACACAGAAGGGAAACAACAACAATGGACACGCAAGAAGAAGAGCAGACAGTCTCAGTATGGGACTATCTCGAACGAGAGAACACGAAAGCACCGCAAGCCGAGGCACTGTACCGTTGGGGTCTCAACTGCGACCGATACAACAACCCGTTTCTTCTCTATCTCGACCTCATCGGATGGAGCGACGACAACTACGGGGCGAACGTCGGACAGCACACGCGACAGGGATACATGGAGGCGGACTATCTTGCCGACGCCCTCAAAGAATGGGCAGTGAACCCTCACGCCGTAGAGAACTGGCTTGATGACCTCATGGAAACGGAAGGGGTCTAACCATGAACCTTGACACAATGGAACGCGCCTATCTTCTGTACGACCTACAGAACGAAGGCTACCTCATCCTTGACCATCTACCCACAGGGTCACACCTCACGGCAGGAGAACTAGAGAACACGCACGCCATATGCGACATCTCGCACTGGACACAGGACGACCTCGACGAGTTCGCAGAGATGGGGACGGGCGACCAGTGTGCCATTGTCGAACAGTTGGAGTTGGCAGTATTCGCACAAGAAATGAAAGGAAACTAAACATGAGATACGCAGTACGCGCCGATTTAGTCGCACAAGACCTCGCAATCCCTGACGCAAGACATGACGAGCACTACACCGACGACTACGTCCGAAGTCTCACGTTCATCGCATGGGTAGATGACAGTACCTATGAAGATGACGAGGACGGGACGGTCGCCAAATTCCACAACGCCGAAGGCGACGAGGTCTACCTTTACAGCATTGACCTTGACTACATCAACGAAGGAGAACAACAGCAATGACAACCACAGCACAAGAACTGTCCGCCAACATCGGCAAGACAGCAACACTCAACGTCGCAGGAACACCACTCAGTTTCTCTGTCGTCATCCTTGACGCACGGAAACGGTACGGCAACCTCGACTACAAGGTGAAGCCCGTCGCAGGTGAGGGCGAGGCGTGGCATCAGTCCACCGCGATAGTCCTTGACAACAACCAACAGATGTCATACAGTACAACTAACAACAAGGAGGGACAGCAATGAGAGTGGAAACAATCATCAAGTGCCTACAAGAACGGTACGCACCCGACGATGAACTTGTCATCGGATGGTGGGACATCGACTCAGGCAACTCACTCATCGGAGCCAACGACGATGAGGACATCCAACCAATGACCGCCGACGAATGGGCACTCACTTGTCACGCTCTCGACGACTTGACAGACCGAGCCAACGAAGACGTGTGCGACGCAATCCGATGGTCAGTCGAGTGCCAAAGGTCAGGGTCGTAAGACATGAAAACGTACACACCACAAGAGGTCGCTAGCCGACTCGACATCACCATCAACAAAGCCCAGTCACTCATGGCATGGGCGAAACGCAAAGCGACAACCATGTCCATCCAGTCACACACCACAAAGACGTTCTATCTAGAACACGACGAGTGGGACAGCAAGTTCGGGGTGGACATCAACTACTACATCGGTGAGGATTCCGTCCTCAAAATCATCGCCTACCCCATCGACGAGACAGGGCAGGTTGATACCGACACGAGCCGTGAGGTTGTCCTCACTCGCACCAAGGTCAAGGCAACAGCATGACACGAACCATCCTGACACTCGACGAATGGGAAACCGTGTTCCAGCCAGTCATCAACCATCTCGACCCCGACGCCTCATGGAATGACAACGAGCGGGGCCGAATCATGTTTGAGACCTACGGCACGGAATACGAGTACGTCTCTCGAATCATGGAGACACAAGGCAGACATCATGTTTGGACTTGGGTCGATGGAGATGACGGCTCATACATTGTGAACGGTACGAGATTCATCAACCGAATCGGATACTTTCTTACCGCCGTACCGTGGAAAGTCAAAACCGAAATCAAGGTGGATACCTACGGCGATGGGGTCGCGCAATGAAAGTCGGAGACCTCGTCACCATCACAGGCAGATACCACCAGTACTACGGGCGAACAGGCACAGTCCAAGGCGTAGTCCAAGACAAGTACGGACTCGCCATCACAGTTCTACTCAACAACGGTGTAGCCGTGTTGATAGATGAAAGCAACATCACACCAAACAAGAAAGGGAAATAGCAATGAACTGCAAGAACTGCAATCAGGAACTTCGAGAGGTAGCAGAAATGGACGAGTACCAACTCTGCCATGTGTGCTACTGCGAAATCATGGACACGACCAAACAAAAGGAGAACCAGCAATGACAACCGAAACAATGCAAGTTGCTATCATCCGCCAGTTCGAGGACTTGCGCATGATGGTATCCACAGCAATCCGAGACAACATCATCCCCCCATTCCAAGGGGTACGCATGTTGGAACAACTCAACGCAACCCAGTATGCGTTCGAGCAGGCGATGGGAGCGATGGCACAATGAGCGAAAACATTAGGGTCACCATCGTCTTCCTCTGTCTAGTCGCCACGTTCTGCGGAGGGTTCACACTCGGACGAGACATCGAACGATACGAAGAACGTGCCCGACGCAAAGAAATGTACCGTCACCCAGCAGGCAAGGGACGCTAATGGAAACGATGATGGACAAACTCGAAGACTGGGTACACCACAACATCCCGACACAGGGCATGGCGCGAGACGTCATTGACATCCTTCAGAAACGGTGGGGGTGGACAATCCTCATCTCAGAAATGGCGCAGTTCGAGTTGGATTTCGACGAGGACATGCTGAGAGGGGACAGGTGAGACAGTGGTGGCGACACCGCCAATATCTACGGTCGTTCCATCCACGGAGACGACGCAAGAAATGGGTGGTGCGTAAGGTGGTGGGCAAACAGGTGTACGGGTATTGGCGTGGCTCCGAGAAATACAATGGGGCAACATTCACCAATGACCCGACGAAGGCTAAGGTGTTTGCTAGCCGTCAGTCAGCCCAGTCCAACGCAGATAACACCATGCTGTACAAGCACAGCAACTATCGTGTCGAAAGGCTACAGAAACGTTAGCCAGTTGATAGGATGGTTGTTTGAGTAGCCCTGCTCCCGAAGTCCCCCCTTCGCTTCGGTCGTAGCGGGGCTATTCGCTTTCTATCCCCTTGTCGCGGAGTCTTTGGATGGCGAGACGTTCGCGTGGTGTGCGTCCACCGAACACACCGAAGCGCACAATCTCATGCACCTCAGCCTCCATCGCCAACTCGAAACACTGATTCCGATACTTACAGAACCCACACACCTTCTTGGCTTCCTTGTACGGGTCTGTTTCTTGGTAACCGCGAGCAATCTCAGGGAAGAATATCTTTCCGTCCATGCCTTTGCATGGGGCGTTATCCCACCAGCCGAGTTTGCTCATCTGTAAATCTTTCACGATGGCATGTGTGCCCATCAACTATTCCCTTCTTACTTATTCCAGTTGGTTTCCTTCACCATTGACAGACATCCTAGATACCCGCAGGCATCAACAAGGCTGTCGTGCGACCACGAACCCCGTTCCATTGAGGTCTTCAGACGGGACATCTTGACTGCGACCATGAACAGAATCGCCTGCTCCACCGTGAGATGGATACCTGTGAACGCCTCGAAGATGTCACGGGTCTGTGTGTAGTCGTCGTAAGGGTGGGCGTATGCCTGATGTCGGTCGCCTGTGATGAGGTCGTATGCCTCTAACAGGACTTCGGCTCCGTTAGTTTCCATGTTCACGGTACGGGTTCCTCCACTTTGTTGCTGGACAGTTCGCTTCGATGGCTTCCTTGTGTTCTTCTGATTCGTACAAGCGCATCAGAAATACGCACGGGTCCGAACCGTCGAGCATTTCTGCGTCTTCGGTGATGGTTGTTGGGAACCCGTCATGGTTCATGCACACAGGAGGCGAAGTGAACCCTGCTTGCAATCCGATTTCCAACCATTCTTCGAGGGTGAGTTTGGTGATGTCCATTAGAACGCTTCTTCCTGCAAGAACTTCGGTGTGCCGAACGCCTGCGCTACCTGATTCATTACCTGCTCGGTCTTGTCTGCGATAACAGGACGGAACCTGCACGACAAACCAACCTCGTCAGCGAGAATCTTGGTTGTCCACTTCTTCTCACCCGTCTTCTTGTCCTCGTAGGAGGAGATGTCCAACTTGCCGACAACCATGACATGTGAACCCTTCTCGATGGAGGAGGCGACATGCTCAGCAAGTTGCCCAAACACGGTGACGTTGTGCCACACGGTCTGCTTCTTGTCGTCTTTGCCTGAGGTGGTGGCGAGGGTGAATGTTCCCATTGCCAGCCCTCCTGCTGTGTACTTCAACTCGACAGGTTTCCCTGCGTTGCCGATAACTGTGATGGTGTTCATCGTTTCCTTCTTTCTTGTAGTGGCACTCGATTGTTCGAGTTGCTGTTATTATCACGCCCAGTGCAGTAATGCGCTGGAGGTTCTAAGAGTCTGATGTGAGTGGTCAAGCGCATGGCGCAACGGTCGCACTCCCATTCGATTCGTGTACGTCCCTTCATAAGGCAAGGTTATCTTACGGGTAGATAGCCCAAGGTCCCCAACCCCAACCGTAACGCTCCACACCGTACTTGTAGATGGTGAGTCCTGCGGTGAGGCAGGTGGCTGGGTCGAACAGGTCGTTTGCTTTGTTGATGACCCCGTTCTGACGAAGGTATTTGGTCCAAAAGCGGTTGACCTGGAGCAAGCAAAGACTGCCACCGTTCGGGTCGTGCGGGTTGAACGCATCGGCTTGCCCTCGTGACTCGCGCCAGATGACACGGTCAAGGATGGGGAGGTCTTTCTCTGCCCAACCCACCTCGCGAGCGAGTGCCCACCATTGGGGGGCTTTGGCTGTGGCTGGGATGGGTAGTGGTTCTTCTCTGACGTGACGGATATTCATGCGACTTGCTGGCGTCCCTTCTGTTTCTGCGGTTGGCATTGCCATTGCCATCGCGCCCCCCAAAATTACTGCGGTTACTACTGCGGTACTTACGATTCGTTTTATCATTTGTCCTCTAGTCGTAGGCGGATAATGTCATCAACTCCCTTACTTGGTCTGGGTATAGCAGAAATCCTTTCGCTGGATTGTCGGAGTCTGGCGCTGCTACCAACTGTCGAATGTTGGCGACGTTATGTTTCAGGTAGCGTTTCAGTCTGGGTACTTCAATTATAGCGAACGCTGTTGGTGCGAACAAATACACCCACCATCGGGCTTCTGTCACAGCGATACCTGACGGTTTCCATCCGCTGTTGCGTGGGTTCTGTTCGAACTCTACGAAGATACGTCCGTTACGGAAGCGGTCATACTTCACTTCGAATGAACCCTGACTTAGGTCAGCAAGAAACTGTGTGACAAGTTCTTCGCCTTCATGTCCGAACGCTAGGTCTTTGGTGAAGTCGAACTGTTTGATGTCATGCGATGGGGCGTAACCCTCTGTGCGCGATGGTGCATCAGGTTCATTATTGTAACCAAGCACTTGCGTTCTCCTCATAACGGCACAGACATGAAATGCGTTTGACTAATGATGTTTCGCCAGTTTCGTCATTGAAAAAAAAGATATCTTCCACCCTAATAGTTGGTGAGCCAATGGGCTTCAAGTTTTTGCGTTCCAATTCAAGCAACATATCTTTTGGCATCTGTTGCCCCAAAATAGGAATTAGGTGTTCAGCATTTTGAAGCGTCACAAATGTTTCTTGGGCAAACGTCCCTTGTTTTACAGCCACGGCGCACACTCCTCCTCGTAATGTTGCTTAGCGCCTTGCGGGTCGCCTTCTTGAATGAACTCGTGCATGAGACCCGCGACGTTCTTCCACTTATTCACTTCTTCTTCAAGACGATGAATTGCTTGAGTCATCACAAATAGCGGGTCATGCATCACCGTACCCCGCCTTATGTAAGAGACGCACCATGTCTTCGAGACGCATCACCGCATACTGTTCTTCGCCTGTGTTGTGTCCGTTGCGTTTGACGACAAGGATGCCGTAGTCTGCGCCAGCGTTACGGGTCTCGGCAACAGTCTCCTCAATCCATGAAGACAACTCGTGGCGTTTCGCTGCTTTACATTCGAACACCAACGGTCCGCATCCGCCGATGTCTCCTTTGTCGAGTGCGCCTTGGAGTGCGCGACGCTCAGCATGGGGGAAGCCTGCGGTTTGTAGGTAGCGGGCGACCAAGGTTTCGAATCGTGTGCCGATGATTTTGCTTCGGTTAGCCACGGGCAACCTCGCTCTCTAACAGATGACGGATGAGGGCTGACCTTGATACTCCGCGTTCTTGGCAGAGACGTTGCATGGTTTCAGCCTGTGCGCTGGTGATACGCAAGGCAATCATTTTCGTTGAACGGTCCTTGCCTGTCGGGTCAACGGTTCGTTTCGCTGGCATCATGCACCTTCCTTGAACGCCTTGAGTTCGTTGAACGCTTCACGCAACTTGGCGAGGTCCTCGACGGTGGCGTTATCCAAATCGACGCCCGCGTTCTTGGCGACCGTCAGCGGTTGGATGGCTGACTTGGCGCATGCCATGAAGAACTGGTCTAACTGTTCTTTGCTGAGTGCGCTGTTGGCTGGTGCTGGTGCTGTCTTAGGTGCGGATGGGCGGGCTGGTGCGTCCTGTGATTCCCATTCTTGTTTCGTCCACAGCGACAGGCAGATACCGAATCGCATTGCGGCGTTACGAAGGAAGTCTCCGACGAGTTCTTTGTCGAGGTCAGCCTTGTCGTGTTTGACTGTGCCGACTCCGAGCATCTGCTTGCCGTGGACGTAGAGGTGTCCCCACATGACTGCCATGCCGTTGACGACGTGGATGGCGGGGCGTCCGTTGTCCCAGCCTGCTGGTTCCCACCACCACATCGGGTCTATCTCGATGAGGATTTTGGTGATGTCTGCGTGACCGACGAAGTCGAGTTGGGTTCCTCCGCGTGGGAGTTTGCCAACAATCTTCGGGTCGGGCACACCGTAGTTGTCAAGGATGGCGCGTAGGGCTGTGTTTGCTTCTGTGTTTTCCATTACTTCTCCCCTTTCAGGAGCAACGTGCGTGTGGTTACTGGTTTGCTGTATTTGTTGGCGAGGTCTGGCTCCATCGCCTTGAGTGTTTTGATGTCAAGGGACTGCCAGGTTCGTCCCTTCCATGTGGCGATGATGGTTCCGTTGACAGTGGCATACTCGTTCGAACCCATCAGTTCGCACAGTTCTGCTTTCAGTTTGTCCTCAAGTTCGCTCAGACCCTTGAGTTCCCGTTTCACATGTTTCAGTTGTGCAACCAAATCCTCAGCCGTAGCAGGTAGTTCGACAGTCGTAGGCTCAGGCTTCGAATAGCGTGTGCTGATGGTTTCATAGGACCAGTTGACTCCTTCGGGTGTGATACCAAGGTCGATGCAGGTCAACCATTTGGATACGGCTTCGACATGCTCCGCCTTCTCATCGGCGGACACATCCTGTCTTACAACATGGAACGCCATCGTGGAGTCAAAGATTCCCCAAGTGATGTGGTCCACGTCCGCACAGATTGCCTGCTGGATTCCTTGAATGCGCCAGTAGTCGAACAGTTCTCCGTCGAACGGCTGAGACAGGGTTTTGATTTCGAGTACCTGTCGGGTGTCGCCGTCCTCGTAGAAGCCGTCGAGTGTGGCAATCATGCGGGCTGACCCGTCATCGGATTCGGCTACGAACATTTCCTCTGGGGTGTTGTAGTTGATTCCTGTGCGGTCGATAGCCCACTTGATGCACAGCGGTTCGAGGTCGTTGCCTCGTGTCATTGCCCAGGTTGGTGCGATAGGTGCGGGGGGTATGTCACCTAACAGTTCTGCGGCGTATTGGTCGGTGGGTACGAATCGGTGTAGCCCGTAGATTGCGGCGACCGCTGAGGCAGAGACACGCTTGCGTTTCTGTTCGTCCCAGAATCGGACGGCTAGCCAGTCGGCTTCACCGTGTGTTGGTTTGGATATGCGGTAACGCTTCATGCGTTGCTCCCTTCGTTGTCCTTCACCAACCACCCTACATGTGGGTGATACGGTTTGTCAACTAAAAATCTTGAAGAATTTTCAGGTCACGCACCATACCGATAGGGATATGGATTGCGTGGATTCCTTCGGTTTTACAAAGGGTTTGCCAGAGTGTGACGTGCTGGTCTTTTGAGCCTGGTTCACCAACAGGGATGTGGTAGCCGACCGAGTTGACGATGCACTCGCCATCGTCGTCGTAGTCTTTGAGTTCGAGCCATCCGCCGTCAGACATGTGGGTGTCTGCCCATGTGACCATGACGATGGGGTAGCGGTTCCCTTGCTCCATGGGTTTAGGCTACCAGTTGGGCGTGACGCTGTTTCTGTTCGATGATTGCGCGGTCCAATGCCTGTAAGGTTTGGAAGAATTCTTCTTCTTCGGTGTGCCCCTGGACCCTTGCTCGGACGAGGTATTTACGGATGGTGTATAGCGTTTCAGTCGTCATAGGGATTGCGACGATAGCACCCCAACTAAACGCTTTACGATTCCTCAGTGATGAGTTTCGATATGCCTATCCAACTTGGCGTCGACACGGTCAATCTTGTCTTCGACGTTGCCCTGCTTCTTGTACACCATCTTCAACATGCCCATTACGACCTCATGGTCGGAGGCATTATCTTTCTTGAATTTTTGGATGACTGCGACTAGGACAGAAAAAGCACCAGCAACAACGGCGCTAAGAAAGACAGACCAGCCAGCATCCACATCAGACCGCCTTCGATTCCTTCCACGCCTTTACCCGCTCAGGCACATCATCGCCTGCGACATAACGCAGATGCCACGGCTCCGATGGGAGTACTTCCCACGAGAAACCGAACGAGGTCGCGTTCTTCGCAAGCCATTCCAGTCGTGCACCAGAAGCGTTAGCAATATCGATTGCGATGCCGTAATTATGCTGACTCGTACCAGGCACCGCCAGTTGCGCCAACTTTCGTGACTTTAGGTACCAAGCCTTGCCCTTGTAGATGCGTGGCTTCTGCTTCATCTGCTTCTTGTTTGGCTTGTCGGTGTATCGCTGGAAGAATCCGTACTCCTGAACCGCAAGCGAGCGATATGTGTCCGCTGGGCTAGTCGGGCTGAGGTCAATTCCTTCTGCGTTAGCGGCAGCGTCCATCGCCTCATATGCGTCAGCCGCACAATGATGCAACTGACCCTTGCCTTCAATCTTGCGAA